ACCCTGCGCAATCGACGCCAGGGTGACGCCGGTGCTGCTCTTGATCGTTACCGACTGCGGGCCAAGGTTGTTGAACAGGATCGTCTGTCCAGTGCCGGTCTGATCGGCCGGCGGCATGAAGAGTGAGTAGGAGCCTGTCGGCGTGATGTCGATGATGCTGGCGGCCGGATACTCGGTCGTGCTGCTCTCGAGAGGCCACTCAAGCGTCGTATCGGCGGTCAGCGCCAGCGCCAGATAAGACACGTCGGACGGGTAGATTGTCGTCCCACCGAAGACCTGTGTGTAGGTGTTGGTCATTAGGCCTCCTTACGAACCGCTGAGCGGTCGAGTATCTTGGCGAGATCTTCGCCGTTGAGCATAGCGGCAGCGCGATCGTACATCTGTTGCCAAACTGGAATGCGTTCGTCGTTCTTCAGGAACGGCGTCGCCTCAAGCAGCGTGCCGTAAAGCAGGAGCTGCGGAGCGAAATCGGTAAGCCAGTTGGTCTGCACAACGTCGTCCAACAGCGGCGGGATTTCGTAGTATAGGATTTCGAACGGGTATTCCGCGTCCGGCGTCGGCGCAATCAGCCAGTGGTTGTAATCATAATCGCTGTAGAAGATCGGCTCTTCAGTCGCGGTACGATCGGGCCAGTAGCTCAAAAGGTACTCATAGGCGCGGGAGAAGACCACCTTGCGCGTGTTGTTCTGCGTGCCGGTGCCGATGTTGACCGACACGGTGTCGCGCCAGCGGTCAGGCTTGGGGTAGACGGACTGCCCGACTGCCAAAGTGCCGGTGACGACGTTGATGAAGCCCTGCACCTTGAGCTCACGGGAGATCCGGCGCTCTGCAAGGTTAATCAGACGCGGGATTTGCTCGTAAACAACAGGGTCAGACGCATAGGAGTTGCCACGCTCCAGGTAGCGCCGGACGTCCTCTTGGAGCGTCGTAAAGGTCATTGTGGTCGCCATAACACGCCCCTATATCAGTTTTTTACGTTTTGCGCACCCGAAAACCCGCTTTCATCATTTTACAGCTACTGCGTCTACCCATGCCTTAACCGTCAGGCGATGCTTGACGCTACAGTCTGTATACTTTGCGATGATGTCAGCTTCCCAAAGCGCGCGCTCAGGGTCAATCATTACCTTTGGTGGGTTTTGAAGTGTCGGGCACTTTGCCGCTAGGTTCGCCGGTGGCAGCGGCATTGGCGTCACTGACACCGCTTTCGAGCACCCGGCGCAAAGCATCAGAACCAGCGCAATCAACAGGAACGGCAGGAGCCGTTTTATATATTTCACGTATGGTGTTGGTGCGTTCGGTTGCCACCACATTGGCTTGATCCCGTTCAAATTCGTAGGTTTGCGAAACATTGTCTACCACCTCTTGTTTTTTAACACGTAGCTTTTCAGCCTTCTCCAGCGCCTTTGCGAACGCGGCATCGCACTGCCAGTCGCGAACCTTGTAGCCAGAAGCAGCGCCGATAATCAAAGCGCCTGCTAAACCATATATCATGATTGGGTTTATTAAAGCCATGCTGCGTACTTCTTCGTCTTTGCCTTACGGTCGTCAAGGCCATGCGTGCCGCCATTGATCCGCTTTGTCAGCGCGAGGATGGCAGCATCGCCTGTGCCTTGATCGCAGATCGACCAGAGCTTGTTCTTATCGAAGAACCACAGGGCGCTCTCGAAGGCCAGTTCGGTAGCGACAAGGTCAGGGTTGTCCATGATGTCCGGCCGGCCAATGTAATCGGAAAACGCTTGGTAGTTAAATTTCCCGGTGAGCTGGAGGGCCCCTCGGCCGCGAAAAGCGAAGCCTTCGCCTGAGCTTTCCGGCCCATTGCCCATACGGTTACCATAGACGCGGTTGGCGATCTTCTTTGGCTGGCGTTCGTAAGCACGAGCCAGTGCGTCGGTCGGGAAGTACTTGCGGAAGATACCGCGCAGCCCCTTCGCGCCGTAGTTCAAGTTCTCGCTAAAAGCCTTGAAGCCGCCACTTTCATGCGCTGTCTGAGCAAAGAAATGCGCTGCACGATTAGGTGATAGCTTATAATAAGCCGCAGCCGCCTTAAATGTGCCCGGGCCGAACGCGCCATCTGCCGTTACTCCTATTTTCTGTTGAAGGTTAATCAGGCTCATTTATCGTCCTTCCGATTATTCCATAGCTCAAAGAGCGTCTTAATCTTTTCCTCAACCACGGCGAGACGCACATCCATCTTGGCGAGGATGATGGTCAGCGTAATAAACGCCAATACGATTGGCCAAAGCTGGCCAATCAGTTCAACGGTGGAGAGATCGCCCGCCATTACGCTGCTGGGTTGCGCCAGTCAGGGAAGTCAGCCTCATCGACCACGCCATCGCCGTTTACGTCATAGCGCAGGTCGTTGCGGTACTTCTCCCAAGGCTCCATGTCGTCATCGTCTTCTTCAATGTCGCCTTTAGGGAAGATCGTCCCAGCAGGGCGGACCAACGGCACAGGATTATACTCACCGACTTCTGGTTCTGGTTCCGGTGTCGGCGCTTCTGGGTCGGGTTCTTTGTCACGCGCATTGGCGTTGAGGCTCAGGCCGCCAAGCAGACCGACAAACGCACCGATGATCGTCTGGAACGCAGGGTTGACCGTCTCAAGGATAGCTGCGCTGCTCACAACGTCATTCGACACAAATAGGCCAACGGCAAGCGCCAGCACGACGACAAGGATAACCGCAGACAGCGTGACGATGGCAACGCGGATGACAAACTCAACGGTATCGTTGACGCCGTCTTGTCTGCTTTCAAAACTATTTAGGAAGTTCATCTTCTTCTCCTTCTGTCTTTTTGGGCTTGATCGAGCCGCTGCCCTGCCCAGCCATAAGTCCTGCCAACGCCCCGACGATGAACGTCGCAATAGGGTTAATCAGCTTAAAAAACTCAGCGTCATTTGGGGACTGCCCCTCCATCGGCTGCGACACAAACACCAACGAGTATAGCACAGTCGCCACAATAAATGTAAGCGTCAGCGACAGTACGATGCCGACGATGAACCGCAGCAGTTCCTCTGGTGACCATTCGCTAGTCGGCTTCATCTTCTTCGCCCGTATTTATCAACCACTCGGTGCAGTAGCCCATAGCGACGCACTTGGGCTTCTTGCAGATTTCCTGCTGCCAGTTCGCAGGATCTTGGCAATCGTAGCGGTAGCGGTCCTGACAGCCCAACAAAAACAGCAGCACTGCTAAAATTGACGCGACCCTCATGTCAGCCCATCTTGAATGCAATTGTGGACAGAAGCGCAATTATTCCAGCGGCACTGCCAATCATAAGCGCCTCAATGCGCTTGATGCGCAATATGGTTTCCCGCCAGCGCTCAGCGCAGACGGCCTCGTGCGTGGTCAGGCGCAGGTTTACATCGTCGCTCATTTCAGGTTCCGCAGCTTATAGACGGTGGTCAGATACACTTCCGTGACACCGTCGATCAGGTTGGCCACTGCGCGGTTGCCCTTGCATATGTCCTCGTGATGCTCCTCGATCCACTCTGCGTCGGCCTCTAGGAGCTTCAACACGTCACGCTCAGTCACGCTGGGTGCTGGTATGTTGCCGATGAGACTGAACGCGCCTTGGTAGGCCTCCACGAGCTTGTCGATGGCGTCGATGACGCCGTCGTAGAACTTGCCCAGCGTCTTATGCTGCGCGTAGCTGCCGTCACCCTTTGCGCGCCAGTGCTCGAAGTGGGCCACGTTGCGTGCATAGAACACGCGGCTGATAAGTTGTTCGATCATTGGATTTCCTTACGCGATTGCCAAGAAGATGTAGGTACCGCCTACTGCGTTGAGAGCCGCAGGAGCCGCTGCCGTTACCTTAAAGCCAGTTGTATCAGTGTCCACGTAGTTCGTGCCGGTCTCTTCCACCGCTATGCTGTTGAGCAACAGATACGGATCGTTTCCACTGCTGATACCGCGTGCGCTATCCCAGACGTACCAGTCGCCTGTGCTATCCGTCCGCTTGATAAGCACAAAGCGAGCGCCTGTGGTGAACGCGCAGTTGACTGTCTGCAACGCGCCGGTTCCTGTGTAGCTGCCGACCTTGCTCACGCCGGGGCATGAGGCGAAGAGGTAGTTGACGTAGGTTGAGGAGCTGTTGTTGACTTCAACCGCAGTACCAAGTGTAAAGACAGTTGAGGTGGGCGTCGTGCTATTCCAACGGGTAGTTCCGGTAGCTTTAGCTGCTGTGGTATTCAGCACCAAGTATTCAGTGTTTGCTAGTGCCGCCGAATACGTTTGCCAACCGGCAGTAAGGCTACGGGTCTTCACAATCATCAACTCAGGCACAACGCCAAGGTTGTGGTTGAACGTGGTTGCAGAACCCGTCCCTGTGTAAGCCACCACATCAAAGAAGCCGGGGGCGCGGCTGAAGGCCCAGTTTGCATATGGGCGAGTTCCAAAGTTAATAACTCCGCCACCACTGTCTGCGCCAACGCCGTCGCCCGTGTTGTTCGCAAAGCTAGTAAGGCTATCTGTAAAATTAACTGCGTCTTCTGCCGCTGTTGAAGCTGGATTTAAGAAGTTTCCAGCCCCACGGAGCCTATCAAAGGCACCGGGCGAATTAGCTACGGTGCGTGTTTTTGATATATGCAAATCAACCGTAAAACCAGTTGTGATGGTTGCGGTTGCGTTGGTCCCATTACGCGCAATAGGCAAAAACACACTCGTCCCCAGCGTCGGGGTCCGCATAGGCCCGCGACGGATGGCGATGTAGATGTATGTTTGTGATGGACTAAGTTGCCCGTTCTGCCCAACGAACCCATTTGCCGTTGGGATTACAATAGGAGTGTTGCCAAATTCTGCGCCAGACGTATTAGCAAATAGCCCCTGAGTTGAACTATAGGACCATCCGCGCATGTTGTCAGCGAGTATCCATCCTTCTGTTGAAGACGATGTTTTTAGCAAAATCCACTGCGGTTCCCAGCCAAGATTTTGATTGGTAACATTCCCGCTGCCATCAGCCGTAAACGACCCACACTGAATAAGCCCAGTGGACGCTGTGTCGTGGGCGTAGAGGTAGGCAACGTAGGTGCCGCCCGATGCGTTGACCGTTGTATCCGTACCGACAGTGAACTCAGTCGCGGTCGGCGTTGTGCTGTTCCAGCGGGTCGTGCCAGTGGCCACAGCAGCCGTGCTATTAAGCACCTGATACTGCGTGTTAGCGTTGCTGCGGTGGTAGACTTGCCAGTCGGAAAAGCCATTTAGCCGCTTAACTATGATACACCCCGGAGCCACTCCGAGATTATGTGCAATGGTGCGATTAGCGCCATTCCCAGTCCACGTTACCAAGTCAAAAAACTTTGGTGACTTCTTAAATGACCAAGTGGCAAAAGTACTGCCGCTTCCGTTAACAGCCGTATCGCTTCCGACAGTAAAACCGGAGGTTCCAATAGCCAGCGTTCTCCCCGAAAAACTAGCCACATCGTTAGTCTGATTAGTTCTTAGATAGTCACTGTCGTTGCGGGTTGTGTCAAACAAGTAATGGGCGGACACGGCGCTGCGTCCCTTTTGCCAAACAAGGCCGCCCCCGCTCGCGAGATTTACGTTTGTAGTAACTGTCTGCGAAGACGCTCCGTCGCCCGCGTAAAGATACGTTGAGAACACGTCTTCAATAGCCGGAGGTAGATTACCCGCCAGCGGCCACAGACCCTGCTTCGTCCAGTACGCAGCGTCGGCCAGCGTCCACACGCCAGAGGCCGCGCCATTCTGGAGCGGGCCAGCGGGGGTTACAGGAGTTTTGCGGATTATTCCACCCGGCCAACGGTTGCTCATTTCTTGTTCCTTACGGGTTTATTATAGCAGTAGATGTCTCGCGATCCAAGTGCAGAGTGCCCTCGCAGACCATGCTGTAGTCCGCGCCAGTCTTCGTACCACGGCACGGCACGTTGATCTCGACGTTCTTCGTCAGATACTCCTTGCCGTCCTCGAACACGCGCCAGACGTGATCCATCGTGCCGCGACCCGGCTGGCCACGAGTTTGATTGTAGCGTACATGCACGACCGACATCAGATGACCTCCGCTGCGGCAGCGGGTGCGTACTCGACGCCGATGTTAAAGTGGACGAAGCGGATGGGCTTGTCGGATGCGTGGCGGGTGAAGCCGTGCGGCAGCCACGCGTTGGCGAAGATCAGCGTGCCCGGCTTGGCCTCGATGCCCATAGCGTTGCTGGCGGGCGTCACCTGACCCATGTCGGCCTCGGGCAGGTTGACCTGCACCTTACCCGCACGCGGGTCGTAGAACAGCGCCTTGGAGCAGTCTTCC